CGGGTAGATGACATCGTTCTGTACAACTGTATAGCCTGAACCAACAATGGCGATGTTCGTGCCATCAAGTTCAATACCTTTATGTGTGGTTATCATATCCATACCACGAGCCTCGAAAGGTTCTGGTTCAGGTCTTGAAACATATAAAGGTTGTTCAGTAACTAATGGAAAAGAAATCTTTTCCAGTCTATCTTCAACTAATCTTAGGTTAGTCATTTTGTATCTCCTATATCATTATTAAAAGTTTGAGGCTTCTCATCAGTAGTGTCCTAGCCTCTGACACTAGACCCTCCGAAGAGGGTTTCGTTATTTGTCAGCTCTAGCTTCCGAAACTGCAAAACCTTCCTTCTTCAGAACAATCCTGCCATTGACATCAACATCTAGGTGCTTCAGAGATTCGCTTTGCTCAACATTTTTTTGATTAGCAGAGCGTTCAGCCATCTCCATGTCGATTTGACCAATTTGTACGAAGTCCAAAAGCATGTCAGCGAAAGGGATTTGACCATTGCTCCTCCAAACAACAACGTCATCCATCACTTTTGCATCTTTCCATTTTTGCTCAATGGATTTATCGTAGCTGTTCTCTCTTATTTCGCTAGTAAAAAGAACGTTGCCAGTAAAAGTTTTGTTGGCATCGTGGTGAGCAGCCATACCTCTACTTTGTTTGGATTTAAGCTCACCTGCTATTTCAACATTGTTTGGCAAGATGTTTAAATTCCAAATGTGCAGTTCACCATTAGCATCTAAATGACGCAGAGCGTTGATGATGTCATTGGCAATCAATCGACTTCTATAGCCTTCGTGATGATTGCTGTAGTTGTCAATAATTGTTTCTAGTGTGTCTTGTAAGTGGTTCATCGTTTCCATTTGAATCTCCTTTATTTGATTGAGTTAAAAGTTGTTGTTACTAAAATGATTAAACCAATGCCGATTACTAGCGTTGAAATAAGCAAGAACCATTGGTCAAAATTCATGCTCTTAAAAGTTTGTCCCTGTTTCATATTCGTTTCCTGTGAGTAAAAAAACTTTCCTTTTTTGTTATCCGCCCTCTCTCGAGAACAGCGTTATTATCTCATAACTGAGGTAGTGTAGGTAATTAAATAGAACTAAATGTGAAAAATAATTGGAAAAAAGTCCTCTGTAATGGGTCTAATCCTCCCATTCTTGGACGAACTGAAAATAATTTGGAAACCAACTTCAACTTAAAAGAAAACGTCTGTATCATCGTTTTTCGTGGTTTAGAAATTTTGACTGATACGTCAAAAAAGCAAAAACCCCAAGAGTGATTGATGGCTCTTGAGGTCTTCTAAACTGGCAGATTGCCGCTGCTTGTTTGGCAAATATTATACGCTTTTGTCGGACTTTCCAAGTTGGTTTGCAATCTCCTAGGATACGAGAGGTGATATGTCTAACCAAAAGGTTGCACTCATACCTCTATAAAATAACAGAGATTCAGCAAACGTATTCCACATCCTGCTGATTGATGGGTATTAATTTACCTGCAGAGTGCAGATGGCTGAGTACCTATCACAAGGTAGCGATGACTCTGACTTGACTGACTGTGATTGTTTCAGGCTCGGATAAAATACTGCGAAGGACGTTATACCGATAAATCTCTAGGGTCTGCCCAAAACAGGCTCTAGGGATTGCTTTACTCGAAAGCCTCAGCTCAGGAACGTAACCCGATAAGATAAGAGCTTTAAAAAAAAGGGGATTTATCCCTTAGCTTTACCAAGTAGAATCGCTGAAAGCGAAACCTATAGCAAACCAACTTAGAATCCTATAGCTATTGTGAGATAATGTAATCTATATCAACTACTTTATCTCATTATGGCTGAACAACACAAAGGTCTAATTCACTATCAAAGCATACCTGCTGAAATCAAGAGGCTAGGTATTACACAACAAGAGTGTGCCAACATGCTAGGGTGTAGCCTTAGTGGACTCACTCACAGAATCAAGGCTGACCGACCTCAAATACATTTTGCTATCTATGGTTTGTCTAGTTATCTAGGCGAAATTGAAGATGGTATTCGTTATCGTGCTTGGAATTTGGAGACAGGAAACTCTTTGAATGTTCAGTCTGACTTGAGTAATGTCAGCTAAGTTTCCTCAAGAGGAACGAGAAGAATTATTAAAAACGATGTCAGAGTTAATTCATCTAAGTGGTCGAGAAGATATTGAGTATGATTTAAAAAAGAGATTGATAGATGATGTTCTGGGTATGTGTGACCAGTTGAAGTCCCGGTTGATTATAGATGAATTTTGAGCATGACGTTCAATGTGCTATATGTGATTACCTAGACATTAGACGTATATGTTATTGGGCAGTTCCGAATGGTGGCAAACGAAGTAAGTCAGAGGCAAAGAGATTAAAGTCAGAGGGTGTTCGTCCGGGAGTTCCTGACATAACCATAGTGCATGAGGGCCAATACTATGGATTGGAAGTAAAGCGGCCCAAGACTCTAGCACCGAAAGGAAGACTGAGTAAGAACCAGAAAATTATGATTGAAAAGATTGAAGAAGCAGGTGGTGAAGTGAAGATAGTTTATTCTGTACAGGATACCATTGAAGCTTTTATTGATTGGGGGATAGGTGTCTAAGATTACTGAGAGTGCCAGAGGTGAAGCGTGTACATTGAGACTTGATAATTGCAATGGTTTCGATGGAGTAATCTTCGCTCATAAAAATGGTGGTCGTTCAGGAATGGGCCAGAAGTATCTCGATGATGATGGCAACGATGTTGGATTCTATGCCTGTTACTATTGTCATCAAGTGTATGATGGACAGATTGCACATCCATACTACAAGATAAAATTTCTAATGGAGATGGCAGAGTTCGCTATCCGGGAGACAAATAAAAAATTAAAAGTGAAGGAACTAATATGAAACGAATGCTGCAAAGAAATAAACCTAAAGCTCACATACTTGAGAACATGACTCGTGGAGTATTCAATAAGACTAAGTGTGATGAGGTTGTCGTGGAGATGAAACCAAACAGCGACTCACGTTCAATCAAGCAGAACAAACTCTATTGGCAATGGCTCTCTTGTTTCGAGGAGACAGGCAACACTAAAGATGCCATGCACAATTACCTAAGAGAGATGTATCTTGGTTGTGAGTTCGAGAAGGTCAGAGGTCACATGATTAAGGTTATTCCCTCGACTACAAAGCTCAACGTGAAAGAATTTTCAGAGTATTTAATGAAGATTGATGTACTAGCTCAGGACATGGGATTAATTTTACCTAGACCTGAAGACCTATATTATGATAGTATTGGCAGAAAATCAGGAGAGCAAGAGGATGACTGAAGACAAATCATTGCAATTAGACCTAGAGACATTACCTACAAAATACATTGCATTGTGTGAGTTCACAGCAGTCCTGATGGGAGATGGTGCGACTGCTAAAGATATAGATAAGCAGGTCGAAATGTTTTTAAAGCTGACAAACTTTGAAGTGAGTGAGGAAGATTTACCTGAAGTGGAGGTGCATCTAAATGGCTAGACCAACTAAATATTCTAAAGAGATGGTAGACAAATCCTATGAGTACATTGACACCTATGGAGAGCATGGAGATATGATTCCAAGCATCGAAGGATTAGCAGAAGTTTTAGGTCTGCACCGGGACACTCTGTATGATTGGGCAAGGCAAGAAAGCAAGGAGTTTTCCGACATATTAGGGAAGCTGCTACAAAAACAGCAGAAAGTCCTGATAAACAATGGACTCTCAAACACATTCAATTCAGCGATAACTAAGCTTGTATTAGGTAAGCATGGATTCCACGATAAGATGGAGCAAGACATAAGTTCAAAGGATGGAAGCATGAAGCCAACAGTAATTGAATTGGTTGCTAAGAAGTGAGCAAGAAGCAAGTTGCTGAGATAGAGCTGCCACCTAAATTAGTCCCGGTCTTTGAAGGTAAGGCTAGGGTTAGGGGTTCGTTTGGAGGTAGAGGTAGCTCGAAAACACGCAGCTTTGCATTGATGACAGCAGTCAAGGGTTATCAGCTTGGGATGTCAGGTGTTAAGGGCCAGATACTCTGTGCTAGAGAGTTTATGAATAGTTTGGGTGAATCCTCGCTTGAAGAGATTAAGATAGCAATTCAATCAATCCCTTGGCTGGATGAATATTATGAATGTGGAGAGAAATACATCAGGTCTAGAGATGGCAACATACACTACACCTTCTCAGGACTCAGACGTTCATTAGACTCTATCAAGTCCAAGGCTCGTATCCTATTGTGCTGGGTAGATGAAGCAGAGGCATTGTCAGGCAGAGCTTATGATGTATTGATTCCTACGATTCGAGAGGTTGATTCAGAATTGTGGGTCACTTGGAATCCTCTATCAAAATATTCCGCCACTCACGAAAGATTTCGATTAGACCCACCAAAAGAATCTAAGATAGTTGAGCTGAACTACAGGGACAATCCTTGGTTTCCACATGTCCTTGAGCTGACCAGACTAGAAGACAAAGAGAAACGTATCGAGACATACAGCCATATCTGGGAGGGAGACTTCCTAATATATACAGAGGGTAGTTACTATGGCTTGGAGATGAGACGCATCAAGGATGAAGGTAGAATCTGTTCAGTTCCATACGATAGGTCTAAGGGAGTTGTAACAGCTTTTGATTTAGGCATAGGTGATTCAACAGCGATATGGTTTGCACAGTTCATTGGGACAGAGGTACACATGATTGACTACTATGAGACTTCTGGTGTCGGTCTAGAACATTACGTGAAGGTTTTGCAGGATAAAGGCTACGTCTATGACCAGCATATCTTCCCACATGATGTCAGGGTCAGGGAGTTAGGTAGTGGCAAGAGTCGTATCGAGACGTTGGCGGATTTAGGTATCAGGGATATAGACATTGCACCTGACCTACTCATTGATGATGGTATCCAACAAGTCAGGACATTACTTGATAGGTGTTACTTCGATGAGAAAAAATGCGAGAAGGGAATTGATACCCTGTTAAACTACTCAAGAGATTGGGATGACAATGGTAAGGTCTGGAGAATGAAGCCTAACCACAACTGGGCATCTCATGGTGCAGATGCTATGAGGTATCTTGCTGTCGGATACAGTCTGGTGGATTCCAACTGGGATAAACCATTGAGACGTAAGCTAAAAGGAATCGTATGATAAGTCTGTTTAATTACCTAGACCAGAATAAAGAGGATTTAAAGTACAACAATCCTGATAGTCTGTTTGGCTATGCATGGGGAATGACCAAAGAGGCAATCAATCTACAATCCGATACAGCATCAGATATTTTGAATGCAGGACTTGATGGAGCAGTAAGCCTATTCAATATAGATACTGAACCAACACCTGCACCTCCAGCAACTGATAAAGCAGACTTAGGAATGTATCCTATGGGATTTTCCATGACACCTTTGGCATGGCTTCCGCACCTGATGCTTGGTGAAGAGGGTATTAAAGTAGCAGGAGAAAACCTACCCGGTAGTGCAATCAATGTAGCAAGAGGCTTTACAGAGTTAATCACTAGTCCTGTTGATGCAGTTACAGGTATCGCTCAAACAGTAGAAGGTGGACTGCTTAAAGCAATGCCTGACTCTTGGAAGGACACCACAGTTAAGATAGGCAAGGCTTTTGGACATGACTTTGAAGCCTCTATAGAGCAGTTTAATGATTTCGTAGAGTGGGGAGCTGGTAGATATGGTACACCAGAAGACTTCAGAAGGACTGTAATAGAAGACCCTCTAGGGTTTATGGTGGATGCATGGATGACAGGCGGACTTGCCAAACTTGGATTAAGAACAGCCAAGGACAAGATGCCTAACTTCACACCTGAAATGCAAGGACAGATGGTGGAAGCAATTCAGAACATGAACCTAACACCAATCAGGAAATCAACCTTACCATTTGACCCAACTACCCCGATAAAGTCATTACTGGAAGTTCCTAAGTTTTCAATGTTCGCAGGAAAACAAGCTGCTGATTGGTCTGGAAATATTCCTCTACAGCAGAAGTATCATCAAGCCGCAGATATGATTCAGCAGGGTCATAGTCTTGAGGACGTGTGGGCGAAGACAGGATTTTATCAACAGCCTTCAGGTGAATTAGTGTGGGAAATATCCGATAAAGACTTGAAATGGAAGAATCCAGAAGAATTAACACAGAAAATTATTAAAAGGTTGGGCATACAGATGCAACCTACAACTCCAAATATTAGGTTGGACAGCACTTTGCTAACTGGAAAGTTATCCGATTTCATTGACCATCCTGAAGTCTTCAGAAATTATCCTCACATTGCAAACATTGATATGGAACTAAGATTCGGGCAGCGTCATTTGAAGTTAGATGGTTTACTTCAAAAGAATGCTCAGGGTCAAGTCACAAATATGCAAGTTGGTAACTTTAGTGCTATGGACAACAAAATGATTTGGTATGTAGACCCAATGAAACTTGCTGCCGGGGAAGGCTTTGCTACTGATTCACTATCAACCTTTCTCCACGAGATGCAACATGGTATTCAAAGGACTGAGACTTGGACAGGTGGTGGAGTATCTTCTATGGATATGATGGCTAATCTTGAAAGGGCAATAGAAGAAGATAAACGTAGGATACTGCAATTCCACAATGGACAACCACCATACGGACATCCTGATTTCGCTGAAGTGGTTAAGATTGATGGGTGGCTTGATGAAATACTAAATACAACAGGACTTGCAAGACAGAAAGCAGGGAAATATACCTTTGACCAAGTCACAATGGACAAAGAATCGGAGGCTCGAAGAGCGATATATGAACGTCTTCAAGGTGAGTTTCAGTCTCGTGCGAGTCAGGCAAGAATTGATTTAACTGATGAACAACGAGCGGCTGAGTTTCCTGAAGAATCACAAATGGCACAGGGTCAGCTTCTTCAAGACATACCAAGGGAGGGTATCATTTATTCAACTGCTATGGCAGAGTTGCAGAATGCACAAGCGACAGCACCGGGAGGCTTATTGAATCAAAACTTGGATGTATTAGTACCAAGACTTCAGCCTTCAGATTTCAAACGCAACAACGATGGCACTTATGTAGGATTCAACAAGTCAATCAACACACCACAGAAAATAACCAAGTTACTGACGCAGTTGGAAGGTTTAGCCATTGAGGGAGCAGACGCTAGAATGTGGTATGAAGACTCTTCAACGGATATTATGAATCTGGTTAATGGTGACAAGGTGGAAGCAGAGAAGATTGCACAGATACTAGCAATCACAAGTCAGGTAGCAAATGTAAAAGGGAATACAGGATTCGCACTTAAAGCCTACGCTCAACACAAGGCAGGTTTTCCTATAGACACAGGCAGGTTTCCTGTAGAGCAGTCGAAGAGAATAACAGACGTATTGAATGGCATTCCTTGGGAGGGCAGAAAGACAAACGCATTCTATGGCAACTTGATGGCACAGATAGACCCTTCTAAAATGGTAGAGGGTCAGACCACACAGGATATATGGATGGCAAGAGCATTTGGTTTATCAGGACAACCCGGTGATACTCAATACCAGATTATGGAGAAGATTACACAGAACATAGCAGCACAGAATGATTGGACACCATATCAGGCCCAAGCAGCTATTTGGGTAGCGACCAAGGCTCGGAACGAGTCCATGAGAAGCGAGATTAACGCACATATCAAAAAGAAAGGATGGGGTACAAACGCTAACAATATAATGCCTGAGCATCAGGCGAAGTTCGATAAGTATTACCAGAAGATGGTCTACGATTCAGAATTTAACTTGGATGAATTTACAAAAGCTTCATACAATTTCGCAGATGGCATTGTAGATAATCTTGGGTTCGTTAGTCTTGAGGCAGTACCTAGCACATCACTTAACGTACTACCGGGAATACATAATGCACCACCTGAACAGGTAGCAGAGTTTACCAAGTCGATGTACTCGATATTCCTAGACGAAAATGGTGTGGATTTACTAGCCAAGGAAATAGGCATGGCTTCACCAGACAATTTCATGGGATTCGGGGGATGGGAGGGAGATATAAACCCAAACATTCAGGTTCAGGGACTACTCTCAGGCACAATCGAAGGTGGTATCAACCCGGCTGACGTTGAATTAGTTGAGCTGTATGCTTCTGTAGTGGGAACAGTATTCAAACAGGATGGTGTCTCTTACCGAAGAGCATTCTCTGAAGATACTGTAGCCAAACAGAATGGAGTTGACGTTGATGCAGGTCGAAGACTTACCAAAGAAGAGCATGAAATTATCTACGATGCATTACAAAAACAGTTTGGACACGCTAGGTTTGAGCCTACTTCAACTGGAACAGGTGTTAATATAATTCAATATCCTAAGGATGATGGTACGTTGGAAATGCCTAATGCCAAGTTCAAACAGATGGTAAAAAAGGCTATAATGGTAGCCGACATTGTCGATGTAGATTTAGTTTATTACAGGTCAGAAGGCGATTTAATTTTTAACGATTGGAAGGAGAATCCAAATGGCGAGTCGTATCAAATCAGAGAGAACCGCACCGAAAAATCACAGAATCTTTACGAACAACTGGTCTATAAGTACAGTCAAGAGGCAGACACAATCAGACAAGAATTTGGTGACAAATACGGATGGGGAGAAGTCCAAGAAACAAACGTGAATGAGGGTCTGCTCAAACAAACAGACGAAAAACTTCCTAATCACCTACTGGAATAGCCTATACTAATACAAAATCGAGGAGGATATATGACAACCGCATTTGAAGAAAAACTGAGATATTTACAAGAACTGGGTGTTGATACTCCCGAAGGAATATTACAACTCTTAACTGGAGTAGGAGGAGAAGAAAGTCAATATCCACAAGGAGTTATGGATTTTCAAGGCCATGACAAGATGATAAACCAACACTATGATGAATGGAGTCCTACTGATGGAATCCCCGGTGAAGGCAATCCTCATATTGGTGAGACTCAAACGAACTTAGGGTTACCTGATACTGCCTCATATAAATCCGGATATGGTAGTGGCTCAGGGATAAACTCGAACTGGGGAAGTGGGAAATACAATTATAAGAAAAATATCTATGATGTGCAGACGATAAACATGATGATTAATCAGGGAGCAATCAACCCAAAAGTAGACCAAATAGTTCCTCGACCCGATGTAGGTGAGGGTCAGTATGAAATTAAACTAGCATCTGCTGACAACACACTCTGGAATGACCAGTTACAAATGTTTATGTCACCAGATTGGATGCGTACAGGAACAATGGGTCAAGAGAGATTTAAAGAGAATATCATGGGTGGTGGTAGAAAATATAAAAGTTTGAGTCCAAATACCTATCGGGGTTCTTCAAATCAGCCACTAAAATTTACTTAGGAGGATAAATGGCACTCACTACTTACACAGAACTGAAAGCAAGTATAGCTGACTTCCTCAACAGAGACGATTTAACAGCAGTCATACCTGATTTCATTACCTTGGCAGAGTCTCAAATAAACAGGGATGTACGTCATTGGAAGATGGAAGCTCGTTCAAGTGGTCAACAATCAGCCGCAGACGAGTACATGCAAATACCTTCTGATTGGGTAGAGACAATAAGACTTCATCTCACAGGTACTGGAACATCAGTAGTCAATCTCATATCAAGAGATGCCATGGCAGACAAACGACAAAAGAATGAAGACACAAGTGGTACACCAATGTACTACACACACGCAGATAGTCAATTCCAGTTATATCCAACACCATCTGCTGATACGGATTTTGAGTTGCTCTACTTTCAGAAGCTTGATGCTTTAAGTGGTAGTAACGCAGATAATTGGCTTTTATTAGATTCGCCTGATGTATACCTCTACGGAGCGTTATTACATTCAGCACCCTATCTAGCTGAAGACCAAAGGATAGCTATATGGGCGCAGATGTATTCTGCTGCTGTACAGCGTTTAAATGAAGTTTCTGAAGATGCTAGATTTAGTGGTTCAGGACTTAAACTTAAAATAAGAGGATTAGTATGAGTTTTACAAACTTTTTAGAGACAGAAATACTAGACCATGTGTTTGCAGGTGCAGCTTATACAGCACCAAGCACTAAGTATATAGGACTATTCACAGCAATATCTGATGGTGAAGCAGGTTCAGTAACAGAGGTATCAGGCAATGCTTATGCAAGACAGGCTATGGCATTTACCACTTCTGGTGCTACTACAAGCAACAATGCGGCTGTTGAATTTCCTACAGCAACAGGTTCTTGGGGTACGATAACTCATGTAGGTATATACGATGCAGCAACATCAGGCAACTTAATGGTTTACGCAACATTAACTGCCAGTAAGGCAATTGCATCAGGAGACGTATTTCGAGTTCCATCAGGTGATTTAGATATTACATTGAACTAGGACTAATCTTAAATGAGATATAGTCAGTTTAAATACAGTAGAGGAAGGTATGGTACTGCTGACCTTCACGAAGGTGCATCTGCTGTATCTGTTCACTCTAGCATAGCGACTGTAAGTGCTGTAAGAGTTCGTACTTCAGGAGCATTAGTTGCTGGAGCAACAGTTGTAGTTACAGAGGCTTTCTCAACAGTTAGAGGAGCAGGTGCGTTTAGTTCTAATGCTACAACAACCTGTGCAGCTCAGAGAATACATCAAGGAGCAGCAACAGCGACTGTAGCAAGTTCCATAGTAGGTGCAGCTCAGAGAATACATCAGGCTGCTGCTACATTAGATGGTAGCTGTACTATAGCAACCTCTGTAGAAAGAGTAAGGTTATTTAGTTCAACAATGACATCTACTGCATCAATAACAGCGATAGGTGGTTATGTGAGATTCGGAGAAGCAACAGCATCACCAACAGCAAGTATAATAGCAGTAGGAAGACTCAAGTGGTCACCTATGGCAGAGGGTGAAGAAGAATGGACACCAATAGTTAACGATTCAGTAACATGGACACCAATAGTCAACGATTCAGTAACATGGACACAAAAAGCGGCATAATATTATGGCATTAATACCACTACAATTACCACCGGGAGTTCATAGAAATGGCACAGATTTCGAGTCATCGAATAGATGGAGAGATGCTAATTTGGTCAGATGGAACGATGGTTCACTCAGACCTGTAGGTGGTTGGAACACAAGAAAAGCATCTGCAACAGCATCAGTTCCAAGAGCATTACATGCTTGGGTGGACAATAGCAACGCTTCAGCAATGGTTGCTGGTACACATAACAAACTCATTTACATCAATGCATCAGGCACACTTTCAGACATAACACCTTCAGGACTCACATCAGGAGATGTGGATGCAGTAATAAATACTGCCTATGGTGGTGGTTTCTGGGGATTAGGATATTATGGAACTACTCGACCAAGTACAGGTGTTTACTCAGAAGCTACAACTTGGGCATTGGACAACTGGGGTCAATATCTTCTAGCGTGTTCATCCAAGGATGGAAAAATTTACGAGTGGCAATTGAATACCTCAGTCCTACCAACAGCATTAACCAATGCTCCAGTAGGTAATAATTCTATGTTGGTGACTGAAGAGAGATTCGTATTCGCCCTCGGTGCAGGTGGAAATCCAAGAAAGGTTCAATGGTGCGATAAGGAAGCAAACACAGTTTGGACACCAGCAGCAACAAACGAGGCAGGTGATTTCGAGCTACAGACAACTGGACAGATTATGTGTGGAGTCAGAATGAGAGGTCGGACATTGATTCTGACAGATACGGATGCTCATATAGCTACTTATAGTGGGCCGCCATTCGTGTATGGATTCGAGAGAGTCGGTACAGCTTGTGGAGCTGTCGCAAGAAAATCTTTGGTTGCAATCGACCAAGGTGCATTTTGGTTAGGTGCAAATGGATTCTTCATGTTTGATGGTTCAATAGCAACAGAATTAAAGTGTGATGTACACGATTATATCTTCAGGAACATCTCTAGCAGTCAAATCAGCAAGGCATACGCTATCCACAACTCACAACATAGTGAGATATGGTGGTTCTATACCTCAGAAAATTCAACGGAGAATGATAGATACGTCACCTATGACTACAAGGAAGGACATTGGTCTGTTGGTGAATTAGACAGAACAGCAGGTGTGGATAGAGGTGTATTCGATTTTCCTATATGGGCAGATGCAGATGGCGATTTATTCAACCACGAATATGCATTCGACCATGATGACCTTACACCATTCGCTGAGTCAGGTTCGATAAGCCTTGGTAATGGTGACCAAATTATGAAAGTAACTAATCTTATTCCTGACGAACTCACACAAGGAGATGTCAAGGTTACCTTCAAGACAAGATTTCATCCAAACGATACTGAATCTACACATGGCTCATACACTATGGCGAACCCTACTCCTGTCAGATTCTCAGGTAGACAGATAAGAATGAGAATTGAGAGTAACAGACTTTCAGATTGGAGAGCAGGTGTGATGCGAATAGAAGCTAAACCGGGAGGTGGAAGATGAGTGGACAAATACCACCAGCACCATTAGGAGACAAGTGGAATATCTGGGGAGAGCGTATAAACAAATTTATTGTTAATACTCGTAACAAATTAGAATTTAAAGACTCTGATTCTAAAGCATCTGAAAATGGAATATTGATGTGGGATGAAGCTGAAGGCACAGTAGTAGTATCAAAGAATGGTGCTTGGGTAAAACTAGAATTAGACCCATGAGTATGCAAGACGAATTATTAAAATGCAGGGATTGGATACAGTCTGCACTAGATAAAGGTGGAGACACTCACGACTTCAAAGACATTGTAGATGGAGTGATAAGTGGACACATGCAACTATGGAGTGGTGAAAGAGGGTGTGCAATTACAGAGATATTAGTGTATCCTAATAAGAAAATTCTGCATGTCTTCCTAGCAGGTGGAGCAAAAGGACATGGAATTGACCAAATAACTGACATGCATGATAGTGCTGTTGAATTTGCCAAGCGTAACGATTGCCAAGGGATGACTGTAAGTGGCAGAGCAGGTTGGAAGAAGATTTTAGCATCAAGGGGATGGAAACAGCAATTCGTAACATTAGCAAAGGAGTTTTGACATGAGTGGTGGAGGAAAGGGTGGTAAAAAAACAACAGAAAAAGCATTACCTGATTGGTTAAGAGGCCCGGCAGAAAGAAATCTACAAAGAGCAGAGGCAGTACAACAAATAGAGTACATGCCCTACTATGGGCCGGATGTTGCAGCTTTCACACCTGCACAGAATGCAGCATTCGATGCAAACATAGGAGCAGCAGAAGCATTTGGTTTACTAGCTCCAAATAGTGGTTTGACTGCAACGAGTGGTATGCCAACACCAACAGATTTCGATGGTTTCTCAGGATACAGTTCACAACCGATATACGAATCAGCTAAGGCTGAACTAAAGGCGAAACAACCGGGAGCAGTAGCACAATATGATGCACTCTTCGGTAATGCAACACCTGCACTTCTAAATAGAGGTGGTGGCGGTGGAGGTGGTGGAGGAGGAATACCTCAAACACAACCAAGAATGCGACTACCATCAGACATAAACCCAGCAAAATGGGGGCCGGATAGAGTATTAACAGAGACTAGCAAAGGTGGAAAGGGAGCAAGGGGTGGTAAACATCCTAATCGACCACCTAGATATATAGCACCGGGAGCTACCGATAGAAAATTAGCAGCTTATCAAACACTAAACTGGGGTGATTGGGGTGGAGTTTAGAATGTGGCATAATTACAGGAGATAGAAATGGCAGGACAAGCACAAGTACCCGGAGGTCAAACAACTCCACCAAATATTAATAGTTTAGCTGCTCAAGGAATACAGGGTGCAGGAATGGGTACTGCTCAGGGTATGGCTTATACACCATTGGGTGTAACAGCAGGTCAATTAGGCACTACAAATTTAGCTCCTTACATGAATCCTTACACGACAGATGTCATTGATGCGAGTCAAGCGGATGTATTGAGAGGTGCAAATATAGGACTTGACCAGTTAGGCGCACAAGCTCAAATGGCAAAAGCATTCGGTGGTTCAAGGCATGGTATAGCAATGAGTGAAATGGGTAGAGGAGTAGGTGAGATTATGGGCCAACAAGCTGCTGGTCTACGTCAAGCCAATTACGCACAGGCTCAACAAGCTGCTCAACAGGATATTTCAGGTAGGCTTCAGGCTGATTTAGCCAATCAGGGAGTCGATTTATCAGGAGCGCAACATAGACTAGGAGCAGCAGGTCAGTTAGGTAATCTATCCAATCTTGGATTTGGAATGGGTCAGACAGTTCAACAGAATCTAGCAACACAGGGAGCAATGCAACAAGCTCTACAACAAGCAGTCATGGATGCAGCAGGTCAGAAGTATGGAGAGTACACAGGACATCCTGCACAGGGACTACAGTACATGAATCAGGCACTATCACCGGGTGTGTATTCACAACCTAATATACAGACTACGACCAAAACACCGGGTCTGTTTGATTACCTGACATTGGGAGCTTCGATGAAAGCAGGGCAGCCTTATGGTGGTTATTAGGAGAATAAGATGGCATTAGGATTAGGTCAAATATTGGGAATGGGACTGCTCAGTAACTTCTTTGGTGGTGAAGATAAACAAGGACTGTTACAACAAAAAAATAATCAGCAACAACCAACTCAGGTAGCTAATAGTGGACAGAATCAAGGGTTCTTCCCTGACATGAATAACATGTCCAGAAGCCAATGGGCGAATACTGCTATCGCATTAAATTCAATGAGATTAGAACCTGATGCAAACCTTGCGACTGCAATGAGAGAGGCAATAGCATCAGATGACAAGAGAATGCAAGGAATGGAGACTGCTTCATGGCTAGATAATCAAGGTAGACCTGATTTAAGTGCAATGGTTAAAAGTGGAATACTAGACCCTACAAAAGCTCTTGAAATCGCCATGAAAAAAGAGTCGATTCCTGATTGGAGGCAAAAATATGATTTTGTGATGGGTAAACTTGAAAAGGGAGAGACGTTATCAGATATAGAAAAAGCTTTGTTCGGTATACCTATAAAAGAAACAAACGAGACTCGGCAAAAACTTGATTTGTTAGCAAATCCACCTTATGAAATCGTTGGTGAAGATGGTTGGACTGACCAACAACTTGAGGTTGCTTTCGGTATCAGTCCAGAAAGCATTCCAATATTCCAAGCTAAGTTAGACAAGATTGATTCTCTCAGGGATTCAGACCCTAAATTTGAAATGTACTCAGAGGAAGAATACAAAGAAATGTACAGGAAGGTTCTTGCAGGAGGAGGAACAGATATTGATATTGATATAGAGGGTGATGAGGCAGAACTAGACGCAGGTAATTATGCTTCAGCCGCTACACAAGATTTGTACAAAGACCATAAAGCTATTGTTGATGGACTCCCTAAACTGATTCAACAGATACAAAAAATACATGCAATGCAAGATATATTGGATAGAGCTGATGAGGGCGAAATTAGAACTGGTATTTTTGAGCCAATGCAGTCACAGGTTTCTCGAATAGCCGCAGGTTTAGGATTAGGTAGTGGTGACCAAGCAGCAAGTATGCAGTTGTTACAATCATATATGGGTGGAGATGTGTTCCCATTAATCCGTGCTTTAGGTATTGGTGCTAGGGGTATGGATACACCTGAAGAAAGAAAATTCTTACAGGCTTCATTTGTTGGTGAAACAACTATGGAAGTTTCAACTTTACAAGCTATTACACAAAGAAGACTTGATATATTACTGGAGGCATTGGATACATATAACCTCAGAGCAGGAACATTGACTGAAGATGGACAAAATTCAATCTACTTCAAGATGTATGAAGACACATTCAAGAGAAGAATAAGTCCAGTTAATGTACCAGTAAGACAAACAAAAGCTGTAATTGATGCATTAGAAGTAGACAAAAACGCAACTATGGATAAATACTTTTAATGGCCGCAGAAACTTTAGAAAATTTGATAACAGCGATAAACAATGCAGATGCAATGTTGGCAACAGCTTCTCCTGAAGATGCAGTTATAATACAAACAGACATAGCTGAAATGGTCGCTAGAATCAAGGAAAAGTATCCTGATTACAAGCCTAATGCAGTTGCTGATATATCTCGTGAGAATCTAGAGTCACAGCTTCAGACTATGACTACTGAAACTGAAATTGCACCTGCTGCACCTGCTCAAATGATGGATGAAGAGCAAAACTATGGTATTGAAGCACTTAATGAATTTGTGACCAATGACACAGGTCAAGTTGTTAACCAAGAAGCTCTTGCAGAACAGGAAATTATTACAGAAGACCCTCAACCTACTGGTCATAAAATTCTAGCAGAGCTTGGCGAAGGCAGATTTGTGTACGAATTGGCTAATGGCACACGAGGTTATATTGACCAAAAGGCAGGTCTAAGCACGACCAATCCTGACATGGTAAAAGCAGCATTGGCACATTTTGAACAGGGAGAGGCTTACACAGGAGATACAGTTGAGGATATAAGTAAAAAACAATGGTTTGAAGACATCATTATGGACGATGAGACTCAAGCAAGACTAGATAAGTTCATGTCGGAATGGTTGTTTATAGGCAAGGGGTTCGATGAAGCAGCAGAATGGATTGGTAATAATTTAGGCAAAGATGGAGAGCAAATAGCCAATGATATGAGAATGAGAATTAAGGCTATGGAGGAAGCTAGACCCGGTGAAGCAATGGCACTCGGAATCGGAGGAGCTATAACAAGTGTTATACCTGCTATGATTGGATTACCTGCAACCTTCTATACTTGGATGGCAACCCTTCCTTGGCTACCAGCAACAGGAATTTCAGCAGGTGCAAGTGGTGTATTCAATTTAACAGAGGGTTTTGTGAGTGGATGGCTCGATAGTGAAGAGGGTCGTAGAACTGAGGAAGGAATAGATAGAGGTATAAGGCAAGGACTTATTGGATTGGCTACCGGCCCACTCTCTGTATTTGCTCCTAAAGCTATAGCTGTAGGCTACAACAGAATTAAAAATGGAGTCATGACAAACTCGGTAGAAAAAATACAGGAGATGTTCCAGATTTCAAAAGGTGCAGCTAAACTATTAAAAGATGCAGTAGCAGCAGGTGGAGATTCATTGAATGAAGTTTTGAAAAGAATGAATAAGGGTGGAAGTCAAACAATGATAGCTGATGCAGGAATTGCGATACAGTCTCTGACTGATGCAATAGCTGCTGCAAGTGGACAAGCCGCAGAGATAGTTCAAGGAGCTATTCTGAAGAGAGTTGAAACAGTTGCAGGTACAGTAGATAAGACATTAGACAAAGTCATAGCCAAGCTACCATTTATGAAGGATACTTTACCCAAAGAGGGTCTAAGACAAGATGCAAAACAGGTAGCAAGAGATTTAGCCAAGCAAACTGCACCTGAAAGAACAAAGTGGTACAAAAAGGCTTATGAACACAAGGTCAATTATCATACTCCTGAAGGTGAGGCAGTCATGGGTGTTCTCAATAGGATGCCTCCAGATTTAATGAGAAGAGCATTGAAGGAAGCAAATGACCTCCTAAAAATGGAAGGAAAAGATGCTTTTCAACTAACAGCAGAAATTGGGGAGGATGGAATAATCAAATGGGTCAAACAACCCAACTTCATGCAACTAGACTATATCAAACGAGCTTTGAGTGAGATTGCTTATGGGGACGCTGCTGTACCAATAGCAGGTCAAGGCATACAGTTTCAAGCTTCAGCATTATCCAAACAAGCTAAAAATATGCGTTACATGCTTAACGAAGCTTTGAAAAAGATGAACCCTGCCTATGGCAAGGCTGTTAAATTGGGTCAGGACAAAATAACAAGAGAAAACGCTATTGATATTGGTGAAAATGCCATGAACAACAATGTGACAGTTGCACAGCTAGTAAGATTGTTAGCTGACAAGAACATTGGTGAAGCTGAAAGGAAAATGGTTATGCTAGGTTTCAGAGCAAATCTAGACAGACTACTTGGAAATGTCAAAGCGACTGCTACTCATGGAGCAGATACCCAAGCAATGAAGAAGCTATGGAAAGATATGACAAGTAAAAATGCTCAGAAAAAATTGAAACTTCTTATTCCCAATAAAAAAGAATATAACCAAATAACCAAATTGCTAGATAAAGCAGAGGCAGCTCTTAATCTACAAGCAGCAGTTAATATAAACTCCAAGACTGCTATAAGAATTTCACAATCTGAGAGTATTAAGGAGCTAGGTCAGGAAGGGATGCTCACACAAGTTGCTCAAGGTACAAAAGGCACTATGGATGTTCCTGCCATGATAGTGGGCAAACTTATGAGTTCTAAATTGATGACAGCAAGAGTAAAGAACACCATACTGAAAGAATTGGCTCAAGTTATGACAGAATTAAAAGGCGCACCTGCTCGTGAAGCATACAAAAAATTGTACAAAGCAGTTAGAGACGATAATGTAGGGCAACAAACACTACTAGAGTTAACCCAGTTCATGATGGGTAGATTAAGATTGACTCCAACGATAGCAGCTACTCAAACATACAAACAAGTCACAGAGGATAACTAATGGAGAAACTTCAAGCAATGACAGAACAGCAAGTCGAGGACATCGCAAGTGATGCTGTACAACAGGCTGTCAACTTCGTAGAATCCGAAATAGCATCTGACAGAATCAAATCTCAGCGATATTTCGAGGGAGAGGTCGATATTGGCGAAGAAGATGGCCGCTCTAAGATAGTTTCTACTAAAGTAAGGGATACAGTAAGGGCAATAAAGCCTAGTTTGATGCGTGTTTTCCTCTCTTCAGAGAACCCGGTAGAGTACATTCCGACCTCCCAAGAGGACGTTAAGATGGCAGAACAGGCTACCAAATACGCTCATTGGAGATTCACAGAACTGAATGGATATAGACTTTTGAACGATGTCATACACGATGCACTCGTCAAGAAAACAGGTGTATTGAAGATATGGTGGGAAGACAACACAGAAGCTGAGATACACTCATTCACAAATGTTACAGAAGAGGAGATGTTCGCAATCGTCAACGAACCTGATGTAGAGGTCATAGAACATTCGACTGAAGTAACTATGGAAATGGACGAGATGGGCATGGAAATGGAAAGACCTCAACACTCATTGAAGATAAGTCGTTCAAAAGTGCAGGGTGAATTGAAGATTGAAGCTCTACCTCCTGAAGAATTTGTAGTGGATAGAAATGCCAAGAGTGTTGAAGATGCGTATGTAGTTGCACACAGAACAGAGATGCGAGTGAGTGACCTCGTTGAAATGGGATACGATTTTGATGAAATATCCAATCTCTCAGGACTCACCACAGATGATTCCTTCACCGATGCAGAGGATTTTGAACGTAGAGGTTATCAACAGGACGAAGAGGACAATAGTGAAGATGTATCAATGAAGAAGGTTCAAGTCACAGAAGCCTATATGAAAATGGACAAGGAAGGAACTGGTGTTGCAACCATGTACCGGGTACTTCTTGCAGGTGGTGAAAACAAACTACTTGAGTGTGAACCTTGGGGAGATGTACCATTTGCAGTATTCGAGATAGACCCTGAGCCTCATACATTCTTCGGAAGAAGTGTTGCAGACCTAATTATGAACGACCAAGATTCCTCAACCGCTATGCTGAGAGGGTTGATGGATAATGTAGCCTTGACTAACTCCCCCAGACAAGGCTATGTTCAGGGCCAAGTCAATGTAGACGATTTAATGAACAACGAAATTGGTGGTTTAGTCAGACTGAAGTCTCCACAGGCTCTCGTAGATATTGCAACTCCATTCGTGGCAGGTCAAGTTTTAGACGCAATTCAATACATGGATATGACTGTAGAAGCAAAGACAGGAGTCTCTAAAGCGTCTATGGGATTAGACCCTGACGCATTACAGAACACTTCAGCTACAGCAGCTCGTCTACAAGCTCAACAAGGGTCAGCTCAAATAGAGGTTATGGCACGAAATCTTGCAGAGGGAGGTATGAAGCGTCTATTCAAGCTGATGCTGAATCTCTGTGTCGAAAATAGCAATGAAGAAGCAATGATGCGTATGCATGGAGAGTTTGTACCTGTAGACCCAAGAGCTTGGAATACATCGATGGACGTTACTATCAATGTGGGAATAGGAACAGGTAGAGAAGAACAAAAACAAGCTGCACTTGGACAGGCATTGCAGATGCAAATGCAGATATGGTCAACCTATGGGCCTTCCAATGGTCTAGTGACGATGACAGGAATCAGGAACACTCTTGGAGATATGTTGGCTTTGAATGGTGTCAGAAATGTCGATAGATACTTCAATCCAATGACTCCTGAACAAGAACAACAACTTATACAACAGCAACAACAGATGCAACAAGAGAATCCACAGATGACAGATGGTGAAGCTCTCGTACAGGCAGAACAATATAAAGCTGATAAGAAGGCTGAGATGGATATGCTTAAAGCACAGATTGATGCACAGAAAGCTATCGCAGTCGATGACAGAGAACGAGATGCACTTGACCAAGAACTGCTTATAAAGGCTGCTGAGATACTAGGTAAATATGGTACAGCAGTAGATACAGCTAAGATTAAACAAGCTCAACAAGAGCCTAGATACCCTCAAGAACCACCTGCAACAGCAGTAGAGGGAGGTAGATTCTAATGGCTAAAGTTCTGAACATTTTAGAAAAATCTGCTAAACTACGGACATTACAGGCTGACGATACTTATAAATCAGTCATAAAAGAAATTACAGACCAGCAAATCGCTATGTTTGTAAATGTTGATTCCACAGAGGAGCAACGAGGGGAAGCACATGATGTCATTCGTGCTTTGAGATTGATTGAGGATTACTTCGACTCTGTTTATACAGATGAAGCAATGCACAATCGCAAACGGAAGAAATAGGAGACAGCATCGTGCCAGAAGACACAACTGAAACCAAAATAACCAGCATCGAAGATGCTGTAGAGAGCATTGTTGCTCCAAGTGAAGAACCAACTGAAGAAGTTTTAGAAGCTCAGGAAACAGAAGAAATATCTGCTGAACCTGAAACTGAAGAAGTTGAAGAGGAGGAGGAAGTTCTAGAAGCTTCCGAATTTGAGGATGACGAAGACCTTATAGATGAGCCAAGTCAAGAAGAGCCTGAAGTTTTTTCTGTCAAGGTAGATGGACAGGAAGCTCAGGTAACCTTAGAAGACTTAAAGCAAGGCTATTCAGGACAGAAATACGTCCAACAGGGTATGCAAGACGTTGCCAATAAAAGAAAAGAGGCAGAAGACGTCTATGAAGCTCTGAATAATGAACGACAACAACTAGCAGAAATATACCAACAGCTCCAAAATGGAGGAGTTGCACAACCACCTTCCAAACCTACCAAGGAACAATTCGAGGCTGACCCAATAGGGTACATGCAGGAGAACCTTGCATACGAGGAGAAGAAGGCTGAGTACGATAAGCAAATGGCCCAACTGCAAAATGTTTCACAGCAAAATAGTGAAGCACAGCAACATGCCAGACAGGCTTTCGTAAAGGAGCAGATGCAAATACTCCAGAAAGATATCCCTGAGTTCGCTGATGAAAAGACAGCGAGTAAACTCAAGAATAATTTGGTCAGTATAGGAATGAAACATTATGGTTACTCTAATGCAGAAATTGAACAAATTACTGATGCAAGAGCTATCAAGGTATTAAATGACGCTAGGAAGTATCAAAATATCATTGCAGGTAAAACCAAAGCCGAGGTTAAAACCAAGGGTGCGAAATCTGTAGTGAAGCCGGGAGCTAAAAAACAGCCAACCCCTGATTCGAAAATTCGTTCTCGCCAACAGGCAAAACTAAGGAAAACTGGTAGCATGGAAGATGCTGTCAGTTTAATTACTAATGTATAGATAATGGAGAAATATTATGGCACAGCCAACCAATACTTTCGACAGTTATGATGCAGTAGGTATTCGTGAAGACCTCGAAAATGTAATTTACGATGTCAGTCCCGAAGAGACTCCCTTCTACACAACCTGTAAGAAAGTTACGGCAACTAATACCTACCATGAGTGGCAAACCGATGCTTTAAGAGCTTCGGGCGCTAATGCTCATATAGAGGGTGATGCAACGACTGCGGAAGCAAGAACTGCAACTACTCGTCTAGGTAATTATTGTCAAATCTTCAAAAACGCTGTAGTTGTTCCAGATACCGACAAAGGCTTGGATAAAGCTGGTCGTGCATCTGAGATGGCATATCAGGTTTTGAAGATAGCAAAAGAACAAAAGCTCGATATCGAAAAAGCTTTGTTCGACAACAATGCTCAGGTAGCAGGTAATGCTACAACAGCTCGTGAAATGGCAGGAACAGAAACATGGTTCACTTCCACTATTCAAAACAAGGGTTCAGGTGGCGCACATGCTGCAGGAACTGGAGCTAATGCTCGTACAGATGGTACTCAATCTGTCTTTAACCAAACTAAGTTCGATGCAATTATGCAGAACTGTTGGGATAAAGGTGGTAAACCAGATAGTGTTTACCTGAGTGCTTATCTGATGAATCTTGCTTTAGCATTC